GGGAAGGTGGCATTTGTAATAATTCCGTATCTAGATAGGGAAGAACGAGGTATATCTACGGCCTCATTTAAGAAATGTTTCACTATTTTAGACAGGATTCGGAATGATGATGATATTCTAGAACACCGGAATAAGATAATGGTTGCCAGTTTGGTTCTAGAAGATTTAGAGAATCCGGGGGATATGAATCCGGATTTAGATAATACTACAAAACCTATAGCACCGGGATATGAAGAAGATATAGAAGAACAAACAGAAAAAGAAGACACAGAAAAGAACGATGCAAAGAGTGCAAGTGTGATATTGCGAGATAATCCGGATGAATTAGAAAAGCTCAAATTACGAATGAAGTATTCAACGCGATTGAAGAATAGGGAATCGCCAGAAAAGGATGAATATGAATATATGAAATTCCTTAATAGACAATTAGGTATATCATCCAAGGTAGAATATAATGATTTTAGCAGGCGGGGTGCATTCGGACATTGGGTAGCATCGCCGGATATCTATTTTGCACGTTTTGGGGTGTGGGAGAATTGGTATGATTATTTAGGGGTGGATACCGCGGGATTTATACAGGATAAGGGGCAATGGTTGGAATATTGCAGATTACATCATATAACTAATTATAAAGAATATTATGAACTGCAAAAAATAAAAAAAGAATTGCCGGTTTATCCGGAAGATTTATATATTGAATTTACAAATATTGATTATGAATTAAATAAAATAAATTCAATTCGTAGAAGAAGATAATGCTAGAATGCAATATTCCAATTTTATTTTCAACCTAAAATATCATCTAGAGAAACTCCACTACCACCGCTAGACTTGCTAGATTTACTACTTTTGCTAGTTGGTGATTTTCTTTTTATTATTTTAACAGCTTTCTTAGCTGGCGTACTAGGTTTTGATTCAGTATTTATTGTAGGCTCTAGAGGTAGAGGTTGGGTAGAATGTGTAGGGTCTGGTGTAGAAGATTGTGCGCTGGAATCTTTTTTTATAGCGGAAGTCCCTAGTTCATCTAGATATTGTTTATAAAGTGTTTCTGCCTGTTTAACTTCATCTTGTAATTTTTCAATTTCTTGGAATGTGGATTCAAGAGCAGTGATTAGGGATTTGTCTTTGGGGATTGGGATTTTAACTAATGATAATTTTGATTTTGAAATTACTTTTTGATTCGAACCATTCCCGATATTACTAATTATATCTTTATTATTAAAAATGTAATAACTTATAAATTTTCTATATAATTCATTTTTGTATTCCAATACATAGCCATTATCTGTTAAATAGAATTTTTCATTTATTATTAAAACATTATTAGTTCCAACTCTAGATATTAAAATATTAAATCCTTGACAATTAAAGGTATTATGCGTAAATGAAACTCCACCTCCTCCATAAACATTGAAATCTCCAGTTATTGCATCATTTTTTGAAAGTAATTTACCAGTTTTAATTTCACATACACTCCCTAATTCCACCTCATCACAATCTTCATTCTCAGTAATTTCCTTAATCCGGGTTTGAACTTGTTCTTCTAGTTCTTTAATCCGTTTTGCCTTTGTATTCTTTTCATCAAAAGGTTTAGAAATTTTATCAACCCATTGTTGGATAGATTGGTCGGTGTTTGGAATGGGTATATTTATTTTATTAAAATTTGTTATTGATAGATTTTTTAATGTTGACCCTGTAAATTCTTTATTTAATATATCTATATTACTTTGTAAAAAGTGATAAAGATATTTATTATATTTTGATGTAATAACATAATTATGATCGGAACAACTAAATAAATTATCAAATTTAATATTTGCAACCCCTCCATTACCAACAATTAAGGCTTCTTGATTATAATCTGCAATATCACATTTTAAAACCTTATCACTAGATGTATAGAAATTATATTTTCCAGTTTCCTTACCTTCTCCGGCTTTACGCTTACTCTTTGCTAGAAACTCTACTATTTCCCCTAACTTCACCAACTTGAACCCATCCCCTGGTACAATTACTTTCTTATTATAATCTTTTCCATTGAGGGAACAAATAGGATTTTCTAGAATCTCTTCTCTTGTAGCAGTAGAAATTTCTCTAGAGACTAATCCTTTGATATTTCCTTTCTTTTCTAGTAGTCGTGCATATCCATTTACAATATCCAATTTATTATTTTCATATTTCTCAACAATAATTTCGCTGAATTTAACAGTGCTAGTTTTCTTATCAGCTAGGTTATCAAAGATAATAATAGATGTTTTAGTGCTGGTATTTTCGAATTGGTCGCTAGGAACACTTATGACTTCCCGAACATTGAAATTTTCAATTAAAACTCGACGGATGTCCTTATAGGTTTTATCGAAAAACACACCTTCTTTTAGAACGCCTGCAACGGTTCCATTTTCTGCAACCATATCCATTAGCATAAGTAGGGATACGGCCTCTTTGTCTGTTGCTTTGAGTTCGCCATGATTATATGCATATGCAATAGTTCGTTTGCTGCATACTTTGGGATTGAGTGATACTCGCAGTGATTCTACAATTTTCTTTTGTTTTTCTTCTTCTTTAATAATTTCTTTTAATTGAATATTTAATGTCGCCTTTATTTGGTTATCTGTAGTAAGTGGCAATTGTTCTTTTATAAATTCCTTTTTAATTTCTTGGTTTTCTTGGCAAATTGTTTTTTTAACCTTATCGCCGCCATATGGTGGATTTGTTATAATAAGTTCAAATTTCTTATTGCCAAATTCGCTTTTGAATGAATTGAAATTATCTATGCTAGTTGGTATTTCATCCGTCAGTAGGAACATTTCCAATCCTGCAGATTTAATAACGTCTTCATTCATATCATAATGATGAACTTTTGCTAATTCTTTAGTCCAATCTATTTTAACATCTTTATTATTTTTAATTATATAATCTATGTATCCGGTAGTAAACCCACCAGAACCACCAAACATATCAATCATTTCTGGTATAGTGCCGTCTGCTTTTAGTTTAGGTTGTAATTTATCCATAATAAAATTAATTATATAGCGATTGGTGAAATATGCACCTAATTCAGAAATTGCGGATTCATCACGACCGATAAAGTATTCATAGATGTTTCCTGAGAGTTGGACTTCATATTTAGTTTCAATCTGGCTAACTTCATTAATTAATTGAATTAATTGAACGTATATGATGGCTTTGATATTTTTAGGTATTTCATAGAAAAGAAGAGTTTTTATTTTGCTTTTACTGATTGCAGTTAAAATATCATCGTCTAGAATATGAAATAATTCTTCGTCACCGTGTTCTTTAGTACTAGCGTCATTTGCCAATTTTAAGATTTCGGTAAAAGAACATATCTTCTCATCTAATTCTAACTTATTATATAGATTTGGTTGTCCTTCTAGAATATTATTATTTTCCATATATTTATCGTTAGCTTGTTCTATTCTTTTAAGACCATAGAGAAGATTAAATACCTTAAGGGCATTCATACCATATCCGGCACCGTTATTACGTAGAAAATTATGAATTTCGTGGATTTTATCACGCAGGGCATCCCGATTTGAAATATCCATAAGATGATTATTAACTTTTATAGCTTCTTCGATCATCTTTTGTTCTTCATCTTTGGTAAAACCTGCCATAATTGTTTTTATTTCGGTTTGCAAATTGTCTTTTAGGACTTTTTCCTTATTATTTTTATTATCTTTTGTTCCTGGCTTGCGTGATTTCAATTTTTTATTTCCTTTTTCACTGCTAGAATCTTCTAGAATATAATCAGTAGTAATAGTTTCTATACCTTCTAGAATAACACCGGCATCATCAGTATTATACTGTGCTATACGTGCATCCGGTGTCATAATCTCTAGTTGCATCTTGAATAATTCTCGCTTAGTCGTATGTTTATCCGTCACTAGATGGGATTTATGGTGCGATATCTGGTCGGGGGTAGTTCCACATATCCCGCAGGCATACTGTTTCAATCTTTGCATATCTAGAAGTTCAGTAGTCATATAAGTTTTCAGAGGGAGGGGGAGGGGGCTGTTTACTAGAGATACTAGAATAACTTTTTATATGTTATATTTATAATATATTTTAATTTTGAACGAAATATAACATTTTGCACGTTGGTGAGGAAGTTTATATAATCTTATTCACACACCGCATTTAATCATTCCCTTGCGTAAATAGGCCACAATACTAAGCCGGCCGGTTCCAGTGATTGGTGTATTACAATGCCATTCATGTACGTCCATAGCAAGGAAGTCCCCTTGTCGGACATCCACCGCGACTCCCCATCGTGGGAACCCTAGCAGGCCGCCTGTGTATCCCGGGCAATCCGGGAAGCCGGATTTGGCTTTCTCTAGAACTAGCAGGTTGCCAAAACCTTCTTCTAAGTCGCCTTTATCTTTATGACAAGCAGTGCGCCAATCGTAATTAAGGGTGATGGTGCTATATGCTGTATGAGCTATCTGATATTGTGGGGTTTTGCGGGCACGGGCGAGTTGCACAGCGTGTCGGGTAGGAACAAGGCGTTGGAACCATTTATCGGCTTGTTGGATAAGTGGTATGGTTTGCGCCCACTTGTCTACTTCTTCTTTGGTGAATTGCGTTGTCCGGCAAAGAGGATTGCCGTGGATATCGTGACCGGGCTTCCGATTGGTATTTTTTTTCATAGTTTTCTTAGCTTTTGAATTGGGTGTGCTAGCTTTGCTAGGTGTTGAGTATGCATTGCGGTCGGGTTTATCGTAATATCCCGCGATATTACTCATTGCCATATTACCGATATTATCCTTAGTCTTGCGGCCGGTGCGAGTCTTATAGAAAACCCGGAAAGATTCCCGTTTGGTTATTTTCCCGACATATTTGGGAAGTTTGCTAGAATGGAGTTTTCCAGCGGCAGCCCCACGGTTATAATTCTTATGTTTGGCGTGAGATTCTAGCGCGTGGAATGCGGCTTTGCAGATGGATTGGGGTATTACGCCTTTGCGAAATTTGAGAAGGAGTTTTTTAGTTCCATCTTCTAGAATACCATATACATCCGCGTTGGATGTGATAATATGGGGATAATGCGATTCAGGAAAGTAGCAACCCTCTTTAGCAGATATCTTGGTATCATCGAGAATTGGTTGGACTTCTATAATATCCACCTTTGTCTTTGTCATTCCTATGGGTTTGAATTTCTGTTAAATTATTAGATTTTTATAAGATTCTAGTATTAATCAAAAAAAATAGAAAAAACAATAATTACAGAGATTCTAGCAATAACAAATATAACTAATATGAATATTGGGAGAATACATTCTGAAAGTGTTTATCCCATTTATTCCTCCAATAATTATATTCTTCCATAGCACAAGATGGAGTCCAATTTCCTAGATGGATTTGATTAGATGGAACATTTGCAGTTAGCTTATCTGAGTAATATGAATCTAGCAGGATGGTTTCCTTTTGTATTGTGTTGCTAATTAGTTCTTGATTACTAGGTTCCAGATTGGCAGCTTCCTGGTTAAATGTTTCATCATTCATTAAATCGTATTGATTTTCTATAGTAGGTTCTATTACAATAGGTTTATTTGGAACTGAAGATGTTTCCGTTTGCTTATTCTTTTTCTTCTTCTTATTTTTCTTTTTCTTCTTTTTCTTGTTGCTTTCGCTAGGGGTATTGCTAGAAGTGTTGCTAGAAGTGTTGTCGGGTCTAGTACCAGTTTTTTCATAGAAATAGTCCATAAAGTCTTCAATAAAGTAATCAGTTGAAATAGGATTATAATCCTCATCTACTTCATTATTATTCGCAACAGCATCTTCTGCTAGAAGGACATGTCGGAAATCATTAATCATTCCCACAATGCGCAATTCCTGTTCCAGCGGGGTGGCATCGGGCATTTCGCGAGCTAGATATTTATCTATTGCGGTCTGAAATACTTCATATTCGGTAGTAGATAATTCTTGCTTTAGATAATACTTATAACTGCTACCTAGTTCAATTAGAGTGCGAATAATGCCGAATTTTTCATAATAGAAGGCACGGATTATAGGTCGATGGTTGCGAACGGTAGTGTCACAACCCCATTCTTTCAGCATAATGCGTATCTCAGCAGGTTTGTATTTTTGAATTGCTAAGCGTAATGCTAGACCTTCAAATGCATTTACATTAATAAAAGCTTTGAATTTATTGCGAACATATTGGATATCCGGGAATTTGGAATTTTTAACAAGTAAGATAAATGCCACATTAAGTAATTGTTTTGCATTTTCATTAAGTTTTTCAGGAATGGTGTTATTTACTAAATGCATAAATATGGATGCAATATTATTGGCTAGTTTACTCACTTTTTTGCAAATGCGAATATTCATTTCTACTAGTTCGATGACCTGAGAACAGGTTTCGCAACGTTCACAACCTTTAACCCGTTCTTTGAAATCTAGAATCATACTAATAAACATAGAACGCAAGTCTTCGAAAGCTTCTACTTGTTGTAGATATTCTCGGAATGATTCAGTTTTTAAAATACCTTCTTCATCATCCTTAATAAGGGGTACATGTCTACCCAACATGACACTATCATCTGGAAATGAATTGCAAACATTGATGTCACTATCAATAGAAGAATCACTATCCCATAATTCCTCATCTGGCTTATTTGGCTTGTTGCTAGGATATGTCATCTTATAATAAATTGAATTTGCTAGAGTAATTGTAATGTGTATTTTAAGTAGTTTTATTTTCAATTTTTTATGTAGTCCTAGCGCTGGTGGAATATGGCACAAAATCCATATCTAGTTCAATATATATATAAAATAGTAAAAATCCGTTATCCTGCCCTGGAACCGGAAGAGATAAACATAAAAGTTCGAATAATATTCAAGCAATTAATAAATGGTATTCGTGATATAACTAGCACGGTTGAGTTAGACCCTAAGAATACACCTATGGGATTTTTATTCCAACATTTGCGGGGCGATATAGTCCGATTAGTAGCTAATTGCAGTCCACCAGAGGAACGTGATATTCTTTCTAGAATGATGACTTCTAGCTTAGATTGGAATATTCGGTTATTTAAGAATTTGGTTGCGCTAGATGCTAAAGATGTTATAATCTGGTATTTCTTCCAGATTCCTTACTACATAGAGAATTATGGGGAAAGAGAACGTATACGCGGGTTATATATGTACTTGCTAGATTATTTTCTTTCTAGCTGGCCGGTTGATTATACCATTACGGAAGAAGAATTCCTATTCGCTAGTAATGAAACTTGTATGCCCTATGCAGTCGCATACCATAATTGTAATAATACAGAGTTGCTTGCCAAGTATTGTAAGTTGATAAGGAAAATTGCACCATGGGTAAATTATTACAGTCCCCGGATAGCAGAGGCAATTTTAAAGGGGGTGGGTGTAGGTAAAGAGAAAGATGCAAGTGGAATTGGTGTTAGAAGTGGTATTGGAAGTGGTATTGGAATTGAAAAAGGTAAAAAAAGAAAGAAACGGATATGTTTTATTACTGATTCCTTTGCAACGGATTCTAGTGTGCTGCGAGACCGTATTGGCATTATTGGTAAATTAGACCGGGAATTGTTCGATGTATATATTGCAGGATTTGTGCCAGTGAGTGGATATCGGGGTATATTGGCAGATGTATTTATTAAGAAATACAAGGATGTATATATACATCTTGGCTGTAATTTAACGACAGCTAGAAAACAACTAGAAGCGCTAGAGCTAGATATTGTGGTGTATCCGGATTTAGGTATGAAAGTGTTACCTACATTACTTGCCTATTCACGTCTTGCTAAAATCCAAATAACTACATGGGGGCATTCAGAAACTAGCGGGATAGATACAATTGATTACTATGTTTCTAGTCAGTGGTTTGAATCACCACCATCAATAACTCTAGACGCACAAGATGGATATACTGAGAAACTAATCTTATTCAAATCGCTAGGGACATATTACTTTTCACCCCATACTATTTTCATTGATAATAATGCGGTGCTAGAGAAACCATTTAAATTCAAAACACGGGGTGAATTAGGTTTCTCTGATGGGGCACATTTATATTGTTGTCTGCAAACTTTTTATAAGATGTCGCCGGAATTTGAAATGGCATTGGCACGGATTCTACAGCTGGATAGAGATGGTATTATCTTGCTTTCCAATGGTTTTCCATATTGTCGAAGTCATTTAGCTAGATTACATAGGGCTATTGGTGATGCAAATATAGGCCGGGTTAGGTGGATACCTGCAGTGGATAAAACAGCATTTTTGAATTTGGTTGCGATTTGTGATGTCTGTCTAGACCCATTCCCATTTGGTGGTTGTAATACAACATTTGAAGCTTTTGATTATAATATCCCAGTAATTACACTTCCTAGTGAACGTTTGCATGGTCGTTTTACGGTGGGATTATATGGAAAAATGGATATGGCGGATAGCGAATGTATTGTGGGGTCTGCGGAAGAATACGCACAGATTGCGGTACGGGTTGCAATTAATTCCAAGTTGCGACATAAAATACAACGGAGTATAGAAGTGGGTAAATCGCGAATATTCCAAGAACGCGAGAGTGTGGATGAATGGAATGGTTTTCTAGAAGGATTATAATTATTGCATTGATAAATAAAATTGATTTAAAATATTATTGAATGATTAATAAATTTTATAGTCACAAAAAAATAAGATAAATGAAGTGTTCTATTTGCAAAATAGAAGGTCATAAAGCAAACAATAAAAAAATTCATCCAGTGAATAAAATTCCTACAAAAAATAATTCTAATGTAAAAGTTGATTCAGTAGAAAAAATAAAAACAAAATCTATTAATTTTGAGATTACTGATGCAAAATATAATATTGATGTTGTTGTGAAAAATTTGTATGAATATATAATATCTAAAAAAGATGAAAAGATTATCCCTTAAACGACTATAGGTGTTTTAACACCTATGGAGTTAGGGATGCAATACAGC